GCCCATTTCCACTTCTGCAGGTCTTGTTCGCCTGCCGCATCTTCAATCTCATCCGCACGGGCGCGAGCAGTCGGAGCCACGTCAAAGTCTTCGTTGACTTCAGCAGGGTTGTCCCGCTGTGCAGCATCGAGTGCAGACTTGGCAGCACCACCGTCGCCGTTGTTGTCGGCAGCGCGGGCTACGGACTTCGCAGCTTCGTACGCCATGTCCTCACGGATAGCAGCTTCGGACAACTCGCGGAGTCGCTTGTTGCCTCTCGTCGAGAGCAGCCCCATGGGACCGCCCAAGATCATGCCGGTACCGAATGCGTACATGACATCAGTCGAGTCGCGGTACGGGTTGGTGGCAGCAGCCATTGCTTCGATTGTTGCGTTCGACGTACCTGCGCCTGCAGCACCGCGGATAACAGCACCGAGTTTAGTCAGTCGCTTTGCGTGGCCGATGCCGCCGGTAGCGAAACCGACAGCGAGGTCAACGGGGTCGAGCAGCGCGGGCAGGATGCGAGCGGAGAAACCTTTCATGCCAGCTTCAGCAAACATCAGTTCCGTCTCACGCTGGTACTCCAGCTTCTCCAGCAGGCTGTTGAAGTGTTCACCACTTACAGCGTTGCCGAGCCGGTCACCAATCTCCGAAGAGTCTCCGTTGGAGCGGAGCGCCTCGATGCGTTCGCTGTTCTCAGACATTGCGTCGGCGAGCTTGAACGTGTGGTCGTAGACAGCGCCGTGGTCGTCAAGGGCTGCGCCGATGATACCGATGGAGTTGTCGCTTTCGAAGGATCGCTTGGCAAGGTTGCCCCAGCCGTATCCCTCAACGCGCTCCTCACGTTCGTCCTCGAAGGTTTCCTTCTGTGCCAGCGTTGCTCTTGGCATGGGCTGGTCAGGTAGGTCGTCTTCAACGAACTCACCGACAGGTGCGTCTATAGAAGGCGGTGCGATCTGTGCGACCGTACCGTCGAGGCGTGGCCGGGGAACATTGAGTTCTGGCAGGTCAGCCTCTTGAAATGAGAGAGGCTCCTCAATGGGTGCCTCCGGTGTGGGATCGTTAGCGAACATCGGCTCTTGGGCCGGTGCGGCTTCTTCCCACGGTTGGTTGAATAGCTCTCCTTCGTAGCCCCGACGATTCACAAGGCCGTCAGAGACAGACTTCAGTCCGTCCTTGGTGACCTTGGTGAATCCCGCGTCGCGATCATTTGCTTCGTATTGAAACGATTCAAAGTCGCCAGCGTTGAGGTGTGACCGAGCTTTCGATTTCTCAAAAGCCCCGCCACCTACGTTGAAGATAAGGGAGAGGACCGAGGCTTTCTGGTTCGGGTTCAGGTCGGCAGTAACGAGCCGGTCGTAGTGACCGGTAGCAGTTTCGATATCCTTTTCGAAAGCTGCAGTCGCCTGCTCGTCTGTCCAGATGGTGGACGAATCCACATCTTCCCCAGTGTGACCGTGTCCTACAGTCCAGACACCAGCATCGTCTTGATAGGCGACGTGGTTTTCTCCAGACTTATTTTCGCCTTCCCACTGCTTTAGATTTTCCAGCAGTACAGCGATGGCTTGGTCTTCCATGGTCTCTCCAGAGGGTTACAATGCTTTAGCAAAGTTTGGGTTGTTGGTTATGCGCGTTGCAGCGGCTCTTCGTGATTCAGCTTCAGCAGCTTCTTCAGCAGCGATCTGCGTGAACACAGCGTCCTTCTCGGCTTCGGTCTTAGAGTCCCAAGCAGCCTGTCGGCGATCCCGAAGATCAAGCTGGGCTTGACCGGGTTCAGCGAAGACAGCACGGCCCATTCCGGGGAACATGCGGTCGATGGCTTCTTCCTTATGACTCTCGCGAACGCGAGCATTACGTTGTGCAGCAGCTTCGTTGAGAAGACGCTCTTCGTTTGAATCGAACTGAGACACCAAGTCGGCGACGCGAACGCGTGTACCGGCAGCAAACATACTGTCTTCATCCTTGATGATGGCGTAGTTTGGCTCGCCCGGTACGGGCACGATCTTCGATCCTTCGTACTCCTCTTGGTCTAGGATGTAGTCAATGACCTCTTCACCTTTGGCACCCCATGGGGACGCGCTGTCGAACAACTCACCGCCGAGAACTTGGTGCTTCGAATCGATATCCTTCACGGCCATTTCAGCGGCCTTCTCGGGAGTCATACCGAAGCCAGCGAAGTAGCGCATGCGCTTATCGACTTTGGCCTTCAGTAGGGGATTCTCTTGCAGTTCTGTCCCCGACCAGTTCACATCAGCTACCTCTGACAGAGCGTCGGGCTGCGCGGTGCGCTTCTCTTCGGCTGTCCATTGGTTGTACGTGGCTGGGTTGTGTTCGCCCCGCATGATTTCTACAACTTGTTCGGCGGGGTAGTCTTGCGACAGTTGGTCGTACGCTTCGATCTCTTCCAAGGCTCTCTCGGATATGAGACCGCCAGCTGGTGCGCCGGGGTAGTTAGTTTCGAACGCGGTATACATGGCATGAGCTTCGCCCATCAATTCCGGGTTACCAGGATTGGCCATTTCCATCATGTCTTTCAGACGGGTAGGCATCCAGCCAGCATTGACGACACGCTGCACGACACGTTGACCGAGGTCAGCAGGATCGTACTTCTCTTGCGCTTGTCCGTACCATGCGTCGAACGCAGGGTCACGCCACTTACTCGGGATCGCGTATACGTTGCCTTCGTCCCTGTGCTGTACCATGAGAGGCGTTAGCACTTGCTTGGAACTGACTCCGTACATCTTTCCGCCGAGCGTATCGACTTCACCTTCGGTCAGGTTCGGCGGGTTGCCGTCCTCACGCGTGGATGATTCGTTGGCGATGAAAGCCATGGCCGAATCGAAGTCGCCAGAGGCGATCAGTGAATCAGCTTCAGCTTCAACCAGAGCGCGTTGCACCTTGGTGTTCTCCATGTAGTCCTTCACACGGATGCGCTTGGCTTCCTTGATGCCTTCGCTGACGATGTCGCGGGTGGCGGGGTTGGTTCGCATCTGTTCGAACATCGGGTTCTCTGCGAGATCGAGTTCGGACTTGCCGAGGATGGCAGCGTTCGCCATGTTGGAGGCGAGAGCTTGGAGTCCCTGTTCGCGAGTCGGGTACATCGATGTGTACTCTTCGCGCTGGGACTTCCACTCTTCAGCGGTGCGTTCGGCAGCAGGACGGGACAACCATTCGTTGGTCGAAGTGGCCAGTCCGTTCTGTACCATGGCGACACCTTCAGCCGTCTCGGAGGCACCGTGAGCCTTCATCAGTGCGTTCGCACCGCGTGATAGGTAAGGGGCAACCTCTTTGGCTATGCCGGGATCAATACCTTCGTAGCGATCCTTCTGCCATGCGTTGAGTTCCGTGCGGAGGACGGTGATGTCCTTATCCTTATCGAACTCAGTCGCATACCATTCCTGCATAGCGGCTTCGTCTTCGATAGCGCGAGCGCGACCGATGATCTGTTCAGCACCTTTGACCCATGCGCCGGACTTCTCCTGCGCGCGGAGTGTGTCGATATCGACATCGCCCTGTTGTGCGGCGAGTGCGCCAGCTGCGACCTGCTTCTCAGTGCGCTGCAAGGAGACCTGTCCAGCGAGACCGAGGGCGGAACTCAGGGTCTGTGCATTCAACACGGACTTCGAGGGGCCAGTCTGATGCGCGCCTCGTGCGTGGACTTCAGCACCAACGACAGTGTCGCTGGACCGAACCGCTACGCGGCGGTTGATTGGCTTGGCCATGGGTTATCCCTCTTTGATTTGCAGCGCCGCAGTGTGGGCGTTGTGTCCCGTGTTCACTGCACCCGCAATCTGTAAACCAGATTCGAGGAGTGACGGGTTGTTGACGTTCGAGAATGCGGTGGCTGTCTGGGCGTTGTTCGCATCACCAGCGTTGCCGAGATTGTTCTCGATCATCGCAAGGTCGGAGTCCTCTTGGAACGCCGAGTCCATCAGCTGTGCTTCGAAGGACTGACCGGCTACACCGGACTCGCCAGCGGCGACGCGTAGGCGTGAGCGTTCGGCACGGGCCTGCTTGGTCCGCTCGCCTGACTTCGCGCCAGCGGCAGCTGTCTGCTGCTTGCCTTTGGCAGCGGCTTGCGCGGCCATGTTCTTCGATTGGTCTTTAGCGTTCTTATTAGCGGCCACTGCGCCGACGACAGCTGACACGCCCATGATAATTGTGGTCGGTTCGCACATGGATTATCTCGCAAATAGGATGAATGGTTCTTTGGCCACGCCGTATTCCTCGACCCGCTCGTGTGCGGTGAAGCCGAGGCTCAAGAGCCACTTCTGGCTCGTCGTGTTTACAGCGTGTACATAGTTGAATAACGTGTCGTAGCGTGACTGCATTTTCGACACGTAGCTGGCCGACTCCAGAAGGAAGCGGCGCTTGTGTTTGTACATCTCCTCAGATGAGAGCAACCAGACGCAGCCCACGGATGGGTTGTCGGGATTCCCTGCGACACCCCACATGACTTCAGGGTAGCCGTCGATCAGTGCTGTCCAGCACATATCAGGGTCGCTCAGTTCGACAGACCGAAGGAGAGCCTCAAGGGGATCGCGTCCCCCTGAAGCCAACACTTCGTTCTTGTCTTGTTGCCGTAGGAACGGCGCGAGGAAATGTGCATGCTTAGATACGGCTTGCACAATCTCGATCTTCATTACCTACCTCTTCGTGTGTAGAAGCCTTCAACCGTGGCCGACACCATCTTGCCCCCGAAGGGAACGTCGTTGGTGATCGTGACTGTCGCGACTTGAGAGTTGCCGTAGACTTGGAAGTCGTACGTGCCGTTCTCGAATGTCGGTGAGCCAAGAGTCAAACTCTGAGTGCCGAGGGTTTTGCCGGTGAAGTTATTCAGACCAGCGGTCACGACTTCCTCGGTAGACTCTTCGTCGCCAGTCCCGTAGGGATCGACAACAGTCTTGAAGAAAGCCATGTCCTCGAACACGAGCGTGATCGTGCGGAGTTGATAGCGTCCGGTTGTAATGGAACCATTACGACCTTTGTGGAATTGCTCAGACAGCGTGTAGCTCTCGACGTAGTTCAAACCGCCGAGGATTTCCACACCAGTCCAGTCGCCCAGGAACTTGACGTTCGATCCGTCCACCCATGTGTACGAGTCGGGGTCAAGCATGCGACCGGGAGTAGCGCCATCGATAGTTACCAGACGGAAGTCCGCCCTCTCGGCGACTGTGAGTACATACGGGACCGTGAACGTCGTGTTCGTGGCATCATATGACTTGTCGCCTGATTCGAATTGGTAGCGCCTGTCGAGCAGAATGTCGAACGTCAGGGCCAGCGGATAATCCGTGGACTGAACATTCATGGTTTCGAGATACACGCCGTCGGCGCGTTCGATCACGAAGTAAATCTTGTTGTTGAGAACGTCAATGTCCAAGATCACATCGTCGGCAGCGAACTCCCAATAGCTCCACGAGGACTGAACCTTGTCGCCACCCGAGTAGAAGAACTTGTACGGGTAAACGCGATTTGGATTGTCGGACGTGAGGGCGAGCATCAGGTCTTCGTTGCTGTTACCAGCGAGACGGAAGACGTTCTTTGGGATGTACCTTGGGACGTGCGCTGTGATATCCGTAGCGTCTGTCTCGATGGCCTGCCACCGTTGCCGAGGGTGTACTCACGGACGCGCGAGTAGTCGCCTGACTCCGAAACAAAGTACACGTCCTGTCCGACGTTGATCGGCTTGACGCGTTCGTTCATTTCATAGGAGGTGGCAACGTCGATGGAGACGGTGCCGGGCGTCAGCAGCTGGTCAACATTCAGAGTGAACTGAGTTTGATCCGAGAAGAACATCATGCCGTTCTCAGCGGGGAGAATGTAATTGATGTTCGCTACCATCTGCGTGGATACAGCAACGTCAACGACATCAGAGTCGAGCAGTTGCGTCACAGTGTTGCGGCAGAAGTTGCCGTAGTCGCCAGCACCCGAGAACACAACGTTCTCATCGGTGATGAAGCCTAAGCGATTCTTCCAGTAGAACACACCGTTGATCGTGCGGCCAATGTAAGTGGGCGGTGGGTTGGTCTCAGCATCTCCGAACTGGCGCGAGGGCCACGAGAAGGGAACGAACGAGAACGTACCGTCACCTTCGCGAATCAGCGAGTGCGGTAAGGTCAGCTCATCCAGCGCGGTGTTAGCGCCGGGTCCGTAAGTCTCTTCCCATACACCACCAACACGGCGGACGTAATAGCCACCGAAGTTGTTCGTGTCGTATCCGACAACCTTGTACAGGTCGCCGTTCGAGGGCGGTGCGGGGTCTTCAGGATGCGGTAAGTCACTCCACGTATTCACAGTGCCGGTCAGTGTGCCAGCGCCATTGGGGTTGTAGTAGCGAGTGGCTACTCGGTCTCCCCAGATGTCGGGCTGATCCCAGTCTGCGTAGTTGGTAGGGGTGGTAGTCGGGGCAGTCTTAACCGCAGTGACCACTGTCTTGTTGACAATGAAACTGTAGTCAGCAACTGAGTCCGCCGAGAACGAAGTCTCAGCAGAGCCAGCACCAACTATTGTCAGGTAAGCCTTCCCCGTAGGAAAGTTGACTGTCTTCTCTACGCCAGTGTTCGCATCGTAGACCTTGAGGTCGCCGTCAGTGATGACGACAATGTATCTCTCGGACACGTCACGGTTGATAGCGTGGACGAAGGCAGTGGAGATGTCGGCAGTCGTGACCTGAGCAATGTGCTGGGTCGGGGGACGCTTGCGCAGTCCATCCATGACAGTACCGTAACAGTTGACCTGAGCCTCAGCCTGTGAAGGTTGGCGCAGTGTGGGGTTCTGTTGAGATACCCCATTGTAAAGCGCCGGGATATGGCGTGAGACTAAAGAGTCAGACATGGTTATCTCCGTGAGGGATTCCTGTGGCGGTGAGCTGCGACAGAATTAGAATTGATGTTGAAGTCCTTCGTGCGCTTCTCGAGGCGGCGGAACGTAGCGTACGTTTCCTGCTCCATCTCCTTCGTGAACGAATAGAGAATGCGAGATGCGATAAGGCCAGTCTGGAACTTGCGAGCGCCCTTGGTGGTCACGTAAGCACGGACGTGCTGGGGGCATTGCTCGAACGTGAAGTACCAGATGATGTCGCACTTCACGTCTGACTGGAACTCATTGAAGGTTCGCTTGTCGCGATCGTAAAGGCGCATACCGGGTGTACCGGAAGTATCCCAACGTGCCACGTAGTCTTCCCCATAGGTGGGGTCAACGAAGGCGGCGTTGGTCGGAACGTTATTCTGGTTGCTACCATCAGGCGACAAGGGGTACTCGTAGTCGGAGTTAAAACTCCAGCCCTGAGTGAGGACTTCGCGCAGTGCGTTGTCGAGGGCGAGTACAGCCTTGGTTCCTTCTTTCGGGATCGTGCCAGTGATGGTGTTCAGCGGGGATTGACCGATGGACGCGAGCATCACATTGACGGCATCGAGCTTGGTCATTGCGGCGGTGGGTGTGGTCATTGGTCACTCCAAAGAATTAGGTGAGCAGGGTTACGCCTACTCGAAATAGTTTACTGTGCGAACACTTCGGCTGTGAAGTCGAGGGTCGCGGACGTGCCGAGGTAAGCAACAGCAGCGGCAGCTACGTTGGTCACTTCAAAGACATCACCATCAGCTACTGCACTGCCCTTGGCGGTGGCCAAAGCGTTATCAGTAGTATCACCAGCACCACCAACCTGAAACACAAACCCGATTTCGAGCGGGCGGTTCTGGGCGGCAATTGCAACTGCAAGTTCGCCGGTCGTGACGAAGAAAGCAGCGAGGGTTGCGTCAGTCGCATCGGTAACTACCAAGTCCACTTGGGGCTTGTAAGCAGCAGATACGCCAGCAACAACTTCTTGCAGGGACTGGAGGGATGAGCGACTATTGGCACGAGTCTTGGAGGCGGACAGCGCGGCGAACAAAGAGTCCACGGCGGTGTTCGTTACTGCCATTGTCGGTAAGGCCATGATAGGTCTCCGTGAGGGGAAAAGTAAAAAAAACCGAGGAGGAGGTTAGTCCTCCCCGGCTTAGGGTTGAGTTATTAAAACTACTTACGCAGTCTTAATTTCTACGGCACACTTGTTCAGCAACGGACCGTGGCCCACTGCGTACTTGGCGACCATCAGAGTACCCTGACGGCGGATGTCGTATTCAGACTCCATGCCCAGACCCATCAGCTGCACGGTAGCTGCACTGGCTTCAGTGAAGACAGCGGCAGTCGTGGTAGCCATGTTAATCCGGTAGGCGGTCGGGATAGCGGTGTTCGAGCTATCGTCAACGCCCCAAGGCAGAGCGTTCGACTTCACAACGTTCACGCCACCAATCATGGTGAAGGAACCCTGAGAGTACGAACCGTCACCACCAACGTCACGATTCAACACGAGGGTCGAATCCTGAGCCAGCAAGTACCACTGAGCGGGCTTCAGAGCCGCCTGAACAGGGGTGCTATCGACAGGTACATCCTTCTCTTCCAGCGTCTGCTTGGCGGTCCAGATGGAGCCAGCCAGCGAAGTGCCAGAGGTGTTGGAGTCGGCATCGGTGATTGCAGAACCACCAGTGTCGCCAGTGAACAGAGCGGAGCCGCGAGCGGCGCGAATTACGTTACGAGCAACGTTCTTGTCGTAAGCCAGAGCCAAGGCAAGGCCCAGCTCGTTGCTGTACGGGGAGCGCACATCGTAATGGTTCATTGCTTCGTCAATGTTCGACAGGAACGCATCGGCGACCAACAGGTCATCAATGGTGACAACGACTTCGTTGTGACGTACGTCCTGACCAACGATCTCAGCACCGGGGGTGTGATACGAGGCAGAGGCTTTATAGATAGCCGGGAAAGAAGCGGACTTGCCGCTCTGGATTACGCGCTGGCGCGTAAGGGGCTTCAGAATAGTGCTGGTCTCGAAGCTGGTGATTACTTCACCGGCAAAGACCTTGAGGAACAACGCAGTTTTGTCAGCTGCGAGGTCGGCACTACCGAGGCGTGAAACTGTAGCATTTGCCATGAGTTAAATTCCTGATAGGTTAGAGTTAAAAGATCGAAGGGTGTGTTGCTTCCGTCTTCTACTCCCAGATTGTCCACCAGCAGCGGGTCATGGTTTTGAATTCATTAGCGATTGAGCTGCGCGATTGATCGGATCAGGCAGCTTAATTAGAAATAGGTTGCCTACCCCCTGTGCCGTAAAGGTCAGAGGGTAGGGCTTGTTGTCCGATGGAGGAGAGGACACCGGACGGAGGGACTTAACTGAACAGGTTCGCTTGCGAGCGGGCGATCTTATCGGCCACTTCAGCACGGAACGCAGGATCAGTCCTGTAACGTGGGTCACTCATAGCGGCTTGCATTTCTGCACCACTACGGAAGGCAGTGCCAGCATTGCTGGGGCTACCCTGTCCCGAAAGTGTGACATCAGGAGTGATGTCCGCTTCAGCAGCGTGGCGAGCCTTGAGAGCTTCAGCACCTGCTTTCACGATAGCTGGGTTAGAGCTGGTCAACTGGACATCAAGAGCGGCGATGTCATCAGAGGTTAAGTTCTCTGCTGCCCAATTCGCTGCTTCATTATATCCTTCCATCCCACCGAAAGGTGTCGCGGCGGCAGTCTCCAACTGCGTCACGATAGCCTGTTGGCCTGAGATGTACGTATCCACCATGCCACGATCCAGACCGACAGTTGCCAGTTGGTCGTAAGTGGATTCAGATAACGCACCGTCCTTGGCGAACTCAGCACTGGCGGCGGTTACCGCAGCTGTCTGATCGGCCTTGACTTCGGGTGCGGCCTCAGCTTCAGTCTCTTCCGCAGCAGCTTCTTCAGCCTTTGCGGGTTCAGCTTGCTTGCCACGTAGGGCAGCTTCAGCATCTTTCTGGGACTTCAACAGGGCAGGGATGTTGACCTCACCCTTCACTGCATCCCAGAATTTCTCCGGAATATCAGCAGGGCGTTCGGCAACAGCGGGAGCAGCCTCGCCACCGGCAGCTTCTTCGCCGCCAGTAACTTGGGTGGTCTCGCCGTCCTTTTTGTAGGACAGGTTGCCTTGATTTGCGTCAGCAAGTGCCGCCATCTTCGCGTCATGCTCAGCTTGAGCTTCAGGCGTAGAGCCGGGGTTCATTGCTACATTAACTGTGTCAACCATGGGATCACTCCTTTACCACTTTAGCCTTCGGGAAGGGTTTGGCGTTGGGGTGGTCACCGGGGAAGCAATGGTCTTCACGGATGTTGCCGTTTGCCATTACCGTGCGGGTGACAGTGTCACCCTGTTCGTTGATACCAACGGAACTGCCAGTGGGGATGTTCATTTCCATACCAGAAGTTGCGGTGTTAATGTTCCGGCCCATGCCGGATGGATTTGCGTTTGCCATTGTTCTTCTCTCCTCGAGATTGGATGATTATTCGGATAAGTTCTGAGCTACCACTCCACCCATGGCGGATACGGCAGGACCAGCTGTCTGTTCCATCAGGGACTGTTGCATCGCCGCTTCTTTCTCAGCGGCCTTCTGCTCTACAGTCTTCTTAATGGGCTTGATGTCAACGTTATGCTGAACTGCAAGCATCGCAGAGAAAGCCTCAACGTTGAACTCGGACATGAACGCTTCGCCAAACAGGGAGACCCCGTCTTGGAAGTATGCACGCATCTTGTTCAACTCATGGCCACGTCCGAGTGCATCGAAACCAGTCACAACGACAGGCTTCAGTGTACCCTTCGGCAACTGGGGATACTTCCCGAGCTTCTTCAAGCGAACGATCAGGCGGCGGACCACCTTCAGCTGTAGCTCAGAGGCGAGTACGGAGTACACACCACCAAGCACGTCTTCAAGTTCCTGTGCGACCGCACGAATCTCTTCGGCTGTCACTCTCTCTGCGTCACGGGTAGTACCGGAGCGCAGCAGGAAGGCATGGCTTACACGCAGGGAGAGGTCATCCACCTGAGACTTGGCCACTTTGAAGTCATGGAACTTAGCGACTTGGGGGACACCAATGTCCTCGATGTTTTCTTGGACAAAGTCTCCAGACTCAGCAGATGCCACCATCTCAATATCGGTGGTGCTGGACGGACGGTCGAGGAAGACAACCTTCGCAGCAGCAGCCGCGAACTGAACGAGGGACTTCGGGAGGTCTTCGAGTGACCGTAAGTCACCGAGGTATTCC